CAGCCGATGGCATGGTGACGCAGGAGATGAACGCTGACATCGACATGTACGCCGAGAGCGGCGCTGTCGACATCAACGACTTCGTCTTCGTGTTCTCCGACAACAACGATCCGACGATCGCTCAAGATTATCGTCCGATCGATCTCAACCAACGCGTCAAGGATTACGAAGGTAAAGGGGCACGGGTCTACAAGGACCTGCAATCGTTCCTCGTTGACCTGCCGTTCCTGCGCAAGAAATAAGGAAACTCCCGTGCGTATCGAATCAACTAAGTCTTTCGTCGAAGCATTCATGTGCTTGCCAATGCTGCGGTCTCTGGATCAGTACTATCCGGAACTGTCGTACTGGTACATCAACACCGTCATGCCTGGACTCGTGCTGGGGAAAGATGTGTTGTTGCTGGCGAAGGACGAAGGCCACATTGTTGGCCTGGCGTTGGGTAAGCGTTCTGAAGAAGAAAGCAAACTGCGATGCGTACGGGTAATTCCTGGTTACCAGAACAAGGGCACTGGACTGAAGCTTATTGAGCAGATGTTCGAGGAGCTCGAGACGGACAAACCTCACTGCACGGTGGCTGAAGAATTAATTAATATCTACAGTCGTCCTTTTGTGAACCGATATGGGTTCAGACTGAATTCGGTAGATCGGGGTCGTTATCGTCCTCGCATCAACGAGTACTCATTCAACTAAGGGAGAAAACATGCCGTGCTATGATGGTAGACCATCCGCAAGTGAAGAAGCAGCTGATAACCGCGCTTATGCTGCTGAACAGAAAACCGAACAAGTCGAAGCCATGCTTTGTGGTATGGTGAAAGCGTTCGGGTTCGATCATGTCGTTGCAATGGTCGACTGGCAGAAAGCCGGTGTGACCGAGCAGCAGTTCCGCGACTGGTGGAAAGCTCACCGAGAACGCGACACTCTTCGTGATGCAGTTCGCGCTGCTCTCGAAGACTAAGGGAGTTCGTCATGTGGAAATGAGATAACCTACGACTGGCGCGAGCCAGTCGTAGACTCCTCTTATGACGTAAAATTTCACACACCCTAGGTTGACTATGCCCGGACAAATTAAGCAGGTAATGGATCAGGAGTTCAGTCATCTTCCGATTGACAAGAAACTCCTCGATCGCATTCTCAAATACGAACGAGATTTCATCAACAAAAACGAAGACCACATCACCTTCTTCGGTGGCCACCTGATGGGTGTGCAAGTGGTGCGCTTCGACCCGCGTGACCGTGCTTACTGGTTCGACGAAGTTCTCGAGATCAACGAGTCTTCTCTCCAGGAAGTTCTGTACGCTCTGAAAAGCGAAGACAATCGCAACGAACCTCTGATCGATCCGGAATTCAATGTCCGCAGTGACGTGATGAACATCACCTGCGGCTTCCTGGTTCACAAGTTCATGAACGCGACCCATCTTCCGATGGACAAACGTGAGCAAGGTGCTGAAGCAGTTATCCGCATCATGCTCTACAAGTTCCTGACCTCATTGCTCTGGAACTACTTCAAATACCCGGCTAACCCACAAGTGGCAGAAGCAACCTACAATGCCCTGTCGCTGAAGTTCGGCCTGAAGAAAAACGGCAACTGGAAAAAGTATCTGGACGAACGTGCCCACCTGACGCTGGCCAAGGGTTCGATTCACCACAAGACCCTGATGGACATGCGCGACGATGAAGCGTTCCTGTATTTCATCGGCGACACCCAAGGTCGTGTTCGTGGTACGGTGAAATCCATCTACTCGATCTTCGACCGGATGAACAAGGCTGGTGTTCGAATCATCTCTTCGTCCTCGGTGATGGAGTTCGATGGTGAACTGATCCTCAAGGACAAGTCTCGAACTTACCAGGCCGAGATCCGCTACATCTCCGACATCATCGGCGACCGCGGTTCATTCATCAAACCCGAACTCTTGAACATCATCCAGAAGTCCGTTCCGACGGCTAACCCGACGATGCTGGTCAAGACCCTGAACTGGATGTCCGACAACGCCGGCTACGGTAAAGACGATATCGTCAACCAGCTGACGACCAAGACGGTCATCTACTCCTTCAACTACCTGACCCAGCACCCTGGTCTCGTTAAGGGCCGCCGTGACATCTCTGGTGTCCTGGTGAGTCTGCGTGGTTCCTTTACTGCGTCGCGTGCTTCGGACGAAGACCTGATGGAACTGCGTGAGATGGCAGAGAAGGTGGCAGGCTTCGCAACGGGATCCCGAAATGAAACGGTTCTGAAAGCAATTCGCACGGCAGTGCTGTTGTACATCATCGGCCGCATCATGTCGAAAGACTACTACTCGTAAGGAAAAGCTAAATGCTAGTCATTAGTTCTTACGACTGCGAAATAGAACTGACGCATCTCGAACAGTATGCGACTCTTCTGGAAGAAGCCAAATCTGAAGCTTTCTTTTACGGAACGCCCTTGAACGAAAGAACCGAACGCCAGATCGTCATTGTCGATGATCGGGTAGTCGGTGCATTCGAGAATGGCAAGATCGAATTCGAAGGAAAGTCCTACTTCAGGACTAACCGTCCGTACACCAGAAAAGAATTCCGAGGCAAAGGCTACATGCTCGAGGCCTTGAAGTTCTGGTACGTCGATCGTCGCCCTGCAATGAGCTGGATCGATGACGAGAACCTTTCGTCGATTCGTCTCTTCCAGAATCTCGGCTTCCGTCAAGGGAAAGCTCTCTTCCACAAAAACAAGAACGGTCATGTTTACTTCCTGACTAACGATGCGTGACATTCCGCCTCTCTACCACATCTCGTTCAACCGTAAGTTGCCTCTGACCCTCGTTCCTCGTGAACCGTGGGGTTCGGAGTTGCAGCCGGACGAATCTCAACCACAAGACATCCCGACGGATCCCGACTCATGGATCTTCGCCGAGTTCCAGACTCCACGAGTTTCTTTCTCGCCGTCCCTCTTCCATTGCGTTCAAGCGGTATACGCAAATACCCATCACCTTTTCGAAAGCCCTCGTGGCATGAAGGAAGGGTTGGAGTTTGCAGTGTACCGACACGATCCCCGTTCCCGTGCCAGGATCATGTTCCCAGAGGACCTGTCCAAGCAAAAGGCGGTGTGGGATGCACACATCACCCAGGAGCATTGTTTCCTCGATCCCGTTCAGGTTTACTATTGCGGCACTTTCGTTGCCCGATTACTGAACGGAGTCAATGGTTTTGATGTTCACCCATTTAACGATAAGTCCATGAAGGCGGTTCGATCGAAGGTTCCAACAGCCGACGACCTCTCCTTCAAGCAAACCTTGCGTTTGCGTGGCGACAAGTACCAACTGAAGTTTTTCTGATGCGGCATAATCTCCTACTCCTGGCTTGCGCCAGGAGTAGGAGTATGCTTTTGTTTAGTAAACCGTTCCGCCTGAATCGGTGACACGTTTATAGACACCTGCGAAGATGTCCTTCTCGGTCTGACGGTTGGCATTGATCCGTTTGTTATCCCGAGACTTCTTGATGAGGTCCGAGACACTGAACGTTTCGCCTTCCTCTTCCACGATCTGGGAAGCCAGGTTTTTCATTTCCGATTCAAGTCGCATAACGACGAAGTGATCCTTCGCATTCACCAGTTGATCAGCGACGGTTTTCAGATCTTCACGCAGCTGTTGTTGTTTGCGATCGAATGCGCTCATTTCCGTGAACGACTTCTTAACGAGAGTCGAAGACATGACGCCCATCGGATCCAAACCGTAGTAGTTCAGGTTACGGCCGTACTTCGCCAGCCACATTGGAAGCAACCATGCGACTACGCCATCGTCATGAAGACCTTTCGGGTGATCGACTCGACCATTGATGATTTCCAGCGACAGCAGCTGGTCAATCGTCTTAACGTCGTTGATGCGATCCATCGAATGTCGCACTGCTTCTTGCAGGACTTGCCCGTAAAGCAGAGAACGCGCATTGTCGCCAGCACCGCTCGTCTTAAAGCCGAACGCACCTTTGTACTGGGTGTACAGGTCGCCATAGGTGTACTTGGTCGCTGCACGGATTTCATCCATGACGTCCTTGTACTTCTCCATGTCCTGAACGATGCTGTTGTACAGTCGCTTGAAGGCATTCTGGCCAGCCAGACGGAATTGGAGCAAAAGCTGTTCGATCAGGGAAACACCAGTCGACTTACGTTCGATGACGGCTACCAGTTTCGGCCAGCGTTGCAGTTGATCGAAGAACCACTGACCGAACTCAATCAGGTTGGTCCGCTGAACAAAGCAGGAGCCAATCAGTTCAAGGGTAGTCAAGTCGATGTACTGCAAAGCGATCTCGTCATTGTCGGCAGCTTCGGATGTATCGACACCGACGACAATGTTGCCTTCTTCCATGAGTTTGTCACGGGTCTTCAGGCTGACGTACCATTTCGTCATGTAGCGCATCTTCGGGTCAATCTCCGCCACGAAGTCTTCACGCTGGTTTGCACGAATGGTGTCAAGTTGGTCTGCTGTAAGAGGGGATCCGCGGCCACCAGAAGTCCAGACGTTGAAGTAATCTCGGTCGGCCTCTTCGCCGCTAATCATTGCCTTCTTGATGTTATCGTAGTGCTGAGCATCGGAGATACCAAGCATGCGATGACTGAACGTGCAGTTAATCGCAAAGCCGTTCGCACTACCGGCCAACACCATCTTCTTCAGATCGTCGTGATCCTTGCAGTCAAAGATGAGGTCGGTGAACGGGAACGACTCGGTCAGAATTTTGTAAGCGTACTTGCCATCGCGGTCATCCTTTTTACCTGCGGTGGTTGCCAGGACAATGCCGTGGTGCGCTTGGTTTTCACGGGCGCTAACGAACGCCGCGTTGGTTGTCGACAGAATGGTCGTCAGGGTTGCTTTGAGCCAGGAGATGTAAGCAAATTCGTCAATGCGGATGTTCGCAGACGTAAAGCCTCGACCCACTTTGTACGCCCCCTTCTCGTCGCCTCGTGGAACGTGGGTTTCGTATTTGTTGTCCACCGATGTGAGGTAGATGTATTCCTGGTTACTCGGGTCTTTCTTCGGCGTCGATCTTCGCAAGTACATGGGAAGAACTTCCTCATACTCCTTCAGACGCGCAATGTCGTTTCGACGCAGCTGGTCTTCTTTAGTCAAGAGGTGGATGCTGGAGTGAACCAGGCCGAAGTTCAACAGGTAGCGGTCAAGCGCCGAGATGTTCACTGACTTACCGGTCTGACGTGGTTGGATCAGGAAAGTCGTGATGTGGTTGAAGTAGCACCACCAGAGGGCACAGTTGCCCCGGTTGGCTTTAACCACACTCGGTTTCATCGAGCCCTGAACTGGGATCCTTGCGATCTCTCGGAAGAAGTACCAAGGGTTCTCGAAGCACTCCTTGGTAATCATGGCTTTCATCTCGAGCGACAGATTCGTCTCATCGAAAGGATCAACGCCAACCAAGTCCGAGTTATGCAAGGCCAGAGGCCAGAGGTTATTTTTTACCCCCATATCCTCGAGGATATAACAGATGTCTACAAAGGACTTGTTGGGGGTGTCTATGTCGATAATGGCATGCGGATACCGCTTCCAATCCTGCTCGAAAAGAATCATAGGTCACCAAATAAAAAGTTACACTGCGTCATAAGGTTAGTACGCGACCGGGCTTTCGCCCGATCGCATACTTGGTCTTACCAGGTCAGTACTTGAGTCACCGGTGCACCTGCCACCGAGAGAATCAGGTCGCCCTGGGCGCTTTCCTTGACGAACTGGAGGTACCAGGTCGTATCTTGGGTCACGCCGAAGTTGACGGTGAAGCGCTTGTTCCAGTAGTCCGAAATCAGCAGCTTCACTTTGTTGGTGCCATTGCCATCCGTGAAGATGAAGTGCGTCGGTTCGAGCGGCGCAGTTTCATACAGCGGGTTGGTGAGTGGACGGGTGTTGTCGTAAAGAGCAGCCAGCCATTCCGCTTTCGTTTTGTAGCCGGAGTTGACTTCGATCTCGGACAAGTTCTGGTTGATGAACTTGGCACGGAACGAATTGCCTTCGCCGTATTCTGGGGTCTGGTTCGGATCGAACGACAGGCGCCACTTGGTACCGGTGAGGTCGCCCGCACGCAGCAGAGTGATGCCGACGGTCTGCACGAAACGCCATGCTCGCCAGTTGCCATTGACCTTGGACAAGTCCAGTGCCACGGTGAGCTGCTGCTTGACGCCGTACAGGGTCGGATCCAGTACTGGCGAGCCTTGTCCGGTTTCCACCAGAGTACTCACGTCGTACATCATGTTGCGATCCAGGTTCAGCAGGAACCAGCGCAGACGGTAACCCGCAGCGTTGCTGATCCAGACTGGGTACGGGAACAGCTTGACGGTCAGCTGGTTTTCCACGTCGACCACGAGGACGTCGATTTCCTTCGTGATGAAACGGGAAGCGCCAACTTCCGAACCCGTGAAGCTCACTTCGCTCTGGCTCAGGGCGTAGCGCAGGTTCATCTTGAAGTGTTCGCCCGCTTGCGACGGAACGAATGCCGACAGGCCCAACAGGGTCATGCGACCACCGTCCACGTTCAGCTTCTTCGGTTCGCCGCTGTTGTAGTTGACCACGCCCAGCAGGTTCATCGAGTTCAGCGTCAGGTTCAGTGGCACTTCCAGACGGTCCGGCACGAGACGACTCATGAGCGGACCTTCCAGTGCGATGCCAGTTACGGCCTTGACCGACAGGTCGTTCGAGCTGGTGAACGAAGTCGCCGTAGCACGCAGTTCCTTCGAGGACAGCGGCGCACCGGTATCGTCGAACAGAGCAACGTACAGGAACTCGCCGTTCTTCACATCGGTCGTGGTGTAGGCAGTCGGAACGTAGTACTGGGCCACGTTCTCGCCATTCGGGATCACGCACAGTTGCAGTGGGATCGCCGTGCCGATTGGCAGACCGGATTGGTCCAGCATCAGGCTGATGATTTCTTCGGCGCCGTTGACTGGGTTACCACGATAGACGCGGGCGGTCTTGGCATTGCGAGCATTCACGTAGCAGCGACCGTCGACTTGCAGACGGTGCGGCATGACGCTCTTGTCGATGAAGCAGCGGAAGGCGTCACGGGTTTGACCCAGCAACAGATCTTCCGAGTCCATGTCCGCGATTGGCTTTGGCGTGATGCGCTTCAGGATCGGGACCCAGGTGTCGGTGTGACCAATGACCTGGTAGGTGATGTGGTAGTCGGTGTCTTCGACGTAGTCTTTGACCTTGGGGATGTACTTCCCGTTGGCCAAGTCACCGAGCCAGATTTCGTGTTTTGCCCACGGCCTCCACGAGTTGCTCGTATCCCGGATAGGAACGGCACCGTCGGAGCCCCAGGGCAACGGATTTTCTTCTGCCATGGTATACCTTTTTAAGTAGCGTCGGACAGACGCAGGAAGTTATTGAGGACGACTTTACCCGACATGTAAGTCAGGATAACTTTTTGCAGGAAGTTGAAGTGGCTACGACTCACCGTCATCACGTTGTTGTGGTGGATCGGGTGAATGATCACGTAGTCACTGTTCAGGGCGTTAGCCGCTTGGGTTGGGTCGAATGCCAGGATGTGCTCGTAAGGCGCGCAGATTGCTTTCACGCCATTCATGTCCAGCGTGTCCGTGATCTGTGCAGGATCGATCACACGATCTACGAGATCGTAAATGATCTTGCAAAGGAACGGGGTGAACACCGGATACTTCGCATCGATCACGTTTGGTACCGACGGAACGATCTCTGGCAAATTGGCCGACAGGTATTCGCTTACCGACGCATCGATGAGACGCGAGGCTTGACGATGACTGTAGGTATCACCATCCGTCAGGGAACGCATCGGCACCACGATGTCACGCACGCAGTACGGCACGCCGTTCTGTGCATTCGGAACCAGGTAAGCCTGATCTGCTTCCGAGAACTTCAGAGTGTCGCGATGATAGACACGACCATCGACTACGATACGCAGAACACGATCGTCGCGGATGTTGAAGATCGAGTTGCGGGAAAGTAATTCCCACTTCACGAAACCAACATCGTCGGCTTTCTCACGGGTCAGATCTTTCTTGCAGAAGCCCATGGAACGCACAGCGATTTCCTGCACTTGGTTTTCTGGATCGATCAGGTATTTCTTGTTGTGTACGTAGCACTTCGAACCCTTGACCACGTAGTCGGTTCCTTCAACGATCGAACGACCATTCAGGAACAGATCCAGTTCACCCATCGGAACATCTTGGGGAACGGTACCAGCCACGCCACCGATGGACCGGATCTTCGTGATATCGAACTCGAGCAGACCGTCACGGCAGTTCGTCGTGAAGATGTAGCCGAGTGGGTTCTTGTCCGAACGAACCAGGGTGCGCGTGTTGTTCATGTTCACGAGCCACTGCACTTCGTCACCGACGATCGCGTAGTTAGCCGAGTCCGTCACGTCACGCCAGTTGTTCAGCGGAACGCCGTCCATCTTGTCGCAGATGTACATGCGGTAGTTCAGCTTCGGATCCAGGACCTGCTTTTGCTTGTCGTAGGTTTCATCGATCTCATGCGAGACGCGACCGACCACCATTTCGACCAACACACAGGCCGCATTGTTCACGATGTAGCGGGTGCCGACAGCATGGTAGTACCAGCCCAGGAGCAAACCGTTGGCGTCGTATTCGTAAGCCGTCGAATTCTCGTACAGACCACGAGGTACTTCCACCGAACGCTGGCCATTGACCAGTTCCACTTTCTTAGGCGTGTCGCCCAGGATCTTGGACATGGCATTGTAACCGTAAGCTTCCTGAACCATCGCGCGGGTGATGGTCTGGTAAGTTGGCTGTTCCATGATCAGGTTGTACTTCGAGTTCTCGAGGTACGCTGCTGCCCAGTTAGGCACTGCCGAATACTCGCCGACCATTGCCGGGAGGATCTGCGTTTCGCTCAACTTGTACAGCTCATGGATGCGATTGTTTTCGAACACGAGAGGACGATTGAAACCGTTCTCACGAATAACTGCCAGCACACGCAACTTCTGAGGATCGGTCCAGGTCGGATGTCCGTCCACGAAAGCGTTCACCAATTGCACGCTCATGGAGTAGTCCTTGTGCGTGACCATGCGTAGGGCTTTGGCGGTGTTCTTGTGATGGTACAGGCCGTTAGCCTTACCGACAGCGGGACGTTCCAACAGGAACAGATCCACGTCGTCTTCGTATTGGATACGAGGCAGCTTGTCGCCGTAGTGCAGCAGATACTTACGCTGCTGATCGCGAGTCGAATCGAAAGCTGGGAGCTTGTTGATCTCGAACTCGACAACCTTACTCACCGACGAATCGTAGACCCAGTCAACCAGGTCACCGACTTTGCAGGTGAAGGGCGAGATCTCTTCGTAGAACAGACCGTTGATGATTGCCCATGCGTAGCCTGGCTTCTTGTCGCGGTAGGCCTGCAGTTCTTGCTGCATGGACAGGATCTCCGCCATCGTGCCAGGCGAACCACCTTTCGTCACCACACGTTCTGCCAACGCATTCGAACGAGTCGATTGATAGAAGGCATTCGAGTGGACACGGAAG